TGAGTACGGGAAAATTACAGGCCAGATTGATCAGCGTTCATATCGTTACCCAGTTTTGAATACAGATGATATTGACGATTTAAAAGGCACGATCAACAGCATTACCCTGAATAAAATAACTCGCAATACCTATTCATCTGACCTGGATGTTGGCCCCTATGGTTTCTGGATCAAACTAGAATCTGAGGATATGGTTTCTTATAACGGCGGTTTAAGTTTTAGTAAGGGATTATTGTTGCTGGTTAGCCCGGACGAAAAGCCACGTGTAAATGAATTTGCTGTATTAAAAATCAAATATGACAACTCAAATACATCATCAATTATTGAAAGCAATGATAAGTATGTATTCCGTGCAATCACCAGTAATGGCGAAAATATTGAAGCCCGTGCTTTTAATGCTAACGCTGGCACAATTACGGTGTCAGATCAAAATACCCAATTGATCGGCAAGGTTGTATCAGCTCTTTACCCCACTGATTTAATGTCCTTCTAATCTTTTGTAAAACAGTTAAGGTGCCTGGTGCGCCTTTTTTTGTGCCTATAGCTTAATTTAGGTGCATAAGTGCATAGGTGCATAACTGCATAAGTGCAAAATAATTCAAAAACCGCTTGATTTACATGAATCGTTTAAATATGATTGGATCATAAATTAGATAAAGACTAATTTTTTAAAAAGTCACTTTCTAATATTTGCAGTGCTGAGCTGCAAAACTCATTCATTAAAAGATTATATGTAGTAAAGGTTATCCGTGATTTTCTCTATATAACCAGCATGTCTGGTTATATACAAAAGATCATCCCGATCTTTGTTTCCCATCATCATCAATCAAAGGCTAGAACGATGAACACTATGTACCGTGGTATTCCACACAAAACTATTGAAGAAAAGGCAATCCGCTTTGTAGGTAACACTTACCGCGAGGCAATGATGACTGCTAAGCGTAAAGGTGCTAAAGGCGATCCAATCCTGTGCATGTCTAAAAGCTCCATGACGATTGTTTACTACCCTAGCGCCGAATTGCATCAAATGGCTATCGAAATGCAAGCGCAGAAACAAGCTGAAAAGGCCGCTATTCAGGCCGAGCGCGAACGTCCGACCGTACTGACTTATGTACGCGACATGATGGCTCAAAAGATCAAAACTCAAAGCCGTTTTGAGCGCCCAAGCTTCTAATCAACCCTTTTTACTTCTTTTAGAGCAATGCCCTTAAAGCATTGCTTTTTTTCATTTTCAGGAATACCAAAAATGACTAATTATGTAGCCGCACTTGATAGCGCATCAGCATTACTTGAGGAATTTGGCCGTAAATTTAATATTGCGGTCAATGAAGGCCAGGTAAACACCCAGCTAGTTGCTGACGTATTGATTCAAACATGCTTCAAGCAAGAAGTTACCCCGGCACAAATGACCGCTTTACTCATTGTGGCCAAGCAATACCAGCTCAACCCGTTCACCCGTGAGATTTACGCTTTCCCTGCTCAAAATGGCGGCATTATTCCGATTGTCGGGGTAGATGGTTGGAGTAGCATTATTAATACTCATCCTGAATTTGCGGGCATGGAGTTCAAATACTCTGAGGAAATGGTAGCTTTACCAGATAAAGAAAAAATGTTTTCGCATACCTGGTGTGAATGTTTCCTCTATCGTAAAGATCGTGAACGTCCGATTGTGGTCCGTGAATACATGGGCGAAACCTACAAGCCAGCATCGGTTAAAAATGGCTATAAAAAAGAGGGCGCATGGCAAAGTCACCCGAACCGCATGTTACGCCATAAAACGCTTATTCAGTGTGCGCGTTATGCGTTTGGCTTTACTGGGATCTACGATCCAGATGAAGCACTCCAATTTATGCGTGATACTGCCGCTATAGAGGGTGAAGCACAGGAGGCCCAACAGCAGCAGCCACAAGATCAAGTGCAGCAACAGCCACCACAGGACCAAGCGCAGCAGCAAGATCAATCACAAGAGCAGCCGCCAGCAGATCAGGCACAACAACAGCCACCAGAAAGCGATAAGCCGCCAATGGCTCAAGAGCGTTTCGATAAAAACTATCAAAAAGCCATTTTGGTTATTTCTACGGGGCGCGCCACAGCTCAACAGCTTATCGATACGATGGAAAGTTCATATAGCCTCACAGCCGAACAAAAAGCCGCAATTTTAGACTTACAGGACAAAGCAGCATGAATGCAATGATTACCCACCGTATCAAACAAGGTACGCAAGAATGGCTTGATCTACGCGCCCAATTCAACACGGCCAGCGAGGCCAGTGCAATGATGGGATGCTGTGCATACCTCACCCGTACACAATTGCTGGATCAGAAAAAATCAGGCATCACACCTGAGCCGACTTACTACGAAAAACAGCTATTTGCCCTGGGCCATAAGGCCGAGGACATGGCCCGTCCGATTGTTGAATCCATCATTGATGACGATCTTTTCCAGTTAGTGGCCAGCCGTGACAATCTCCTTGCATCATTCGATGGCATCACCCTTATGGGTGATGTGGGCTTTGAACACAAGATATGGAATGAGAAACTGGCTGAATGTGTCAGAAATAATCAAGTTCCTGAATCCCATGTGTGGCAACTAGAGCAGCAACTCTATGTCTCCGGTGCTGAAAAAATCCTGTTTGTGGTATCAGACGGGACCCCTGAAAAAATGGTGCATTGCTGGTATGAATCCGACCCGGTTAAGCGTAAACAGCTGTTATCCGGTTGGGATAAATTCAACGAGGATCTAAAAACTCATATCGTTGGCCAGGAGAAAGTTCAGGGCAAATCGATTGATCAGCTCATGCAGCTATCGATCCAAGTGCAAGGCACAGTGTTGGCCAGCAACTTAGATCTTTATACTGAAAATGCGGTAGCCATTATTGAAGGCATCAGCACTGAGCTGGTGACTGATCAAGACTTTGCCGATGCTGAAAAGGCCGTGAAATGGTGCAAGAGTTCAGAAACATCATTAACCGATGTTAAGGCGAATGTACTGTCTCAATCGACCGATATTAATGCAGTATTGACGGCAATTGACGAGATCCAGGACAAGCTACGCTCTAAGCGATTGGTCCTTGAAAAGCTGGTAAAAAGCCAAAAGGATCAAATTAAACAAAATGCGATCCATGAGGCTCAAGCGACCATTGCAGCGTACTTGAGCGAACAAAAGTATCAAGTCAGTGTGACTTACTCCCTGGAAAATGCCATCAAAGGCAAAAAGAGCCTTTCATCTATGAATGAGGCTATTTTCATGGAGGTATCACGCGCTAAGGGTGCCATTGATGTGCTAATTGAACAGATCGACACAGGTATTGCGTTTATTGATAAGAATGCTAAAGGCTATGAGTTTCTGTTCAGTGACAAGGAAAAACTTGCTGAGCAGAACACAGGCGAATATCTGGTTGAAGCGGTGAAATACCGGATCGATTGCTATAACCAGCAACAGGCCGAAAAGGCACAGGCCGCCGCTGAGGAATCTCAAGTAAGTGAAGCTGCCCGCCTGGAAGCTGAACGGATGATTGCA